CCATTCCATTCCATGTATTTAATAACTTTGTAAATTCTGGTACTCTATCACTGCCACATACAAATGTAGCGTCAGTATAACCATTTGCCTTTAATTTGTCTGCGGCTTGTAAAACATTCTTAATTGTCATATCGTATACAATCTTATCTTGTATACTAGGAAATAGTTTCTTTAAAAAGTTTACTTTTGTTTGATAATCAAGTGGGTTTTTATCTGGATCTTGTGATTGACTTGTAAATATATAAAAATCACCACCATCTGCAGCATCTACTACAGTATCAATCAACTTCTTGTGTCCAATTGTAGGAGGATTAAATCTACCAAATGCAAATGCTACATGTTTTTTCATATACAATAAATATCCTTGTATAAAATAAAAAATCCCTCTAATTTTAGTTAGATGGATAAAAAGAATATATAAACTACTATTAAAAATTTAAACTTGGATGAATTTGATTATGACACGTTTTACATAAAGTAATACCAGATATATTGTTTTTTACATGATAATCTACAATGCGTTCACAAATATCTTTTTTTCTTTCAAAATTATCAATATTTTCATAATCATCCAACGTCATTACTTTTTTAATAATTTCACTAAATGTTTCTGTGTCATGATGTATATGTAAATTTGTTGTATTTTTACATTTAATCATAAAAAAATCTCCTACCAAATAAATAGTAGGAGATTTTTCTAAAGGACAACAATTCGCATTGATTAATCAATACTGGAGCACGCAATAATCTACGCTTAAAGTTAAACTAATTGTCATAACTTCACCACTGTCAGACCAATCCAATTCACCGAAATCTGCACTAGTGATAAATGCACCTTTAAGTGTCCATTCTTCTACTTTATCACCAACAGGTCCAAGAACATTGATAGTCAAATCTTTCTTATAGAAATCTGAGTACCCATCTCTTCCCGTAACTGATTCGTGCCCAAGGCGAATCCACTCCATAACTGCTTGCGCACCAGATGGTACAATTGGATCATATAGTTCAATTGTTATATCATCCCAGGTGGTTTTACCTTTATAGTATCGTTGGACATTGATGTGGTCAAGTGTCTTCTTTTCGCTTTTTGGTGATGGTCTCTTGCACTTCTTAATTAAAAAACTTGGGATGCCGTCACAATATAATATAAACCTATTCTTGACTTTTGGTTCAAATGTAGTAAAGAATATTTCGTTGCTATTTAGTAAGTCTGCCATATTTTTAAATCCTTATTTGTTGTTTATTATAAATATAAATAAAAGAATATATTTTTGATTTTTATAGTTAATTTTTAAATAGTTATACCATATACGAACCAAAGACTAATTATGTCACGATCTAAAAATTCAAAAAATTGGTTGACTATACATTGTAAATATTGTAATAATGTATTTGAGTGTAGGGTAAGTAAACCAAAAGTTTTTTGTAGTAAAAAGTGTAGCAATAGTGATGGTTCTACAAAACAAAAGATAATTGACGGACAAAAAAAGACATTTGACGAAAAATATGGTGGACATCCAATGACTACGGATGTGGTAAAATCCAACTTTAAATCTGCAATTCTTGAAAAATATGGAGTGGATAGTTACAGCAAACTTCCAGAATATAGAAATAAAGTTAAAAAAACAATGTTAGAAAAGTATGGGGATGAGAATTATTCTAATGTAGAACAAACTAAATCTACTATGATGGACAGATACGGTGTAGATAATGCGGCTAAGATCCAATCTGTTCTTGATAAACGATCACATACTAAGAAAGTAAACCACTATGAGTTCCTAATAAATTACTGTAATAGTAACAAGTTGCAATTTCTGTGTGATGAAGTGGATTATAAAGGTTATCACTTTAGTAATCTTTATAAATTCAAATGTGATGTGTGTAATAAAACACTAGAAAGTACGGTTTATAATTTAAACAATTTATTCTGTGATTATTGTCATCCAGAGAAAATTACCACAGTTGAAAATCAATTTTATAATTTTCTAATAGAAATTTTACCAAAAGATACTATAATTAAAAGAAATGACAGAAGTATACTTAACGGTAAAGAACTGGATTTTTATATTCCCAGTTTAAAACTTGCGTTTGAAATCAATGGATTGTATTGGCACAGTGAAAACAGTGGTGGTATCAATAAAAACTATCACTTGAATAAAACAAAGTCTTGTAGTTTTTATGGCATTTCATTGATTCATATATTTGAAAATGAATGGATACATAAAATGGAAATTGTTAAATCAATTATTAAAGTCTTGACAAGAACAAATACACTTGTTAAAATTAACGCAAGAGATTGCAAAATCAAAGAAGTAAATGAATCGGATAAAAATAAGTTTTTAAATAACAATCATTTACAAGGAGAAGATAAATCTACAATCAAATTAGGAATGTATCTTAAAGATGAATTGGTTAGTATTATGACATTTAGAAAATCATCACGGTTTGATAAAACAAGTGATTGGGAATTGGTAAGATTTTGTAACAATATTAATACTATAGTCAATGGCGGTGCAAGTAAATTGTTAAAATATTTTGTAAATCACTACAAACCAAAGAATATTGTTAGTTATAGTGATAGAAGATATTTTACAGGTAAAATATATGAAACTTTAGGATTCAAATTCGTAAGTCATACACCGCCTAATTATCATTATTTAATAAATAATTATAAAGATATTAGACACCGCATGAGTTTCCAAAAACATAAATTAGAAAAATTATTAAAAATATATAACCATTCGTTAAGCGAATGGGAAAATATGAAAAATAATGGTTATGATAGAATTTGGGATTGTGGACATGGTAAATATTTTTTAACCACATCATTATAAAATCTTGACAAAAGTTATTGACTTTGTATAATTTGCTTATGCAAGAGCGCTTGATGCGCTTTTAATTATTTAAACTTTGCGATTTATCATAAATCTTATTAATTGCTGATTTTAAATTTTCTATATAATTCCTGTTGCGCAAAATCTTAAATACTAAGTTCTCTGTGCTTAATTCTCCTGATTTATCTAAACCTGCTTGGCGCATATCATAAACATCTTTAACTATTGATTTGAGCTTATCAATATCTTGCGCTTTAAGCGCAGAATTAATTTTTCTGACAAAATCATTATATTTTTCTTGAATTTTTTCTTTATCAATTTCAATATTTTCTTTTTTCGGTTCACTTAACCATTTATCTTGCATTAGTGAATACACACCTGTTGATCTATTTTCTTTAGTTACATCTTGAATATAAACTTCAACATTGTGTTGTTTTACATGTATATCATGGTCGTCATTCCATTTTGATTTAAGCGCATTGACTAATTTTTCAACAAGCTCTACATTACCGTCTACATCTTTGAAATCTATTACTACATGTACATCAAAGTCACTGGTATCTGACCAATTATAATTTGCTAAGCTACCTACAAACAATATATCTTTTAAAGGCGCATCAGTTTCTGTATCCGCATAGAAATCTTTGCCTATTTGCAGTAGCTTTTCTTTAATTTCTGGGTTAAGTTTATTATTATCCCAGATAGCTGGATTTAATATATCGTTGTAAATTCTAACCTTCATATTTTTATTTTAGCCTTTAGTTCATCTATGGCTTGATGTGCGTCTGTGAAAATGATACCATTACCGCCAGAAGCAATAAATGATTCTATGTTTGGCGATAAATCGTCTATTAAGATACTATTTGCAGTTGCGTGTTTGGCTTTACTTTTGCCAGAATCGCTGAATATTATAGAAATTGGTCCAGACCAATGTGTTCTTAACCAGGCTCTTTTACCTGATTCTATATTTTTAATATAATCTACAGCTTCTTGACGAGAATAATTTTTCAATATTTGTCCAGCACTTGTACTGGTTAAAAACTTCAATTTAAATCTACCATCTGTTGCAATAGTGGTTAATTCTGTTTTAAAATAATCAAATTCTGGCATTGTATCCATTGTTGACCAGAATTTTTCGCCTTCTTGTAAAATTATATTCCAAAATTCTTTTGTTCCATTGGATGCTTCAAATTCTTTTGGTGGTGTACTTGTTAATTTTTCAAATTGTTTTTCAAAGTCACATAGTACTCCGTCCATATCGCAATATATTGTTATTTCAACATTATTTTCCAATAAATTTGCGTCAAAGATTTCTTTTACTATAGACTTTAATTTTATCATACGATATAATAAATAGTAACAAAAAATACTATAATCCGTACCTTTTTCTTGTAATATTATAGTTTTGCAATATTTCTGATGCGCTTAATGTTCTATTATAATGTCTAACAAGTGAAATGTATCCATTATATGCTGAATGTCCTACAAGTGTACTTCCGCCAGGACTGTTTGGATTTGCAGATGTATTCGTACTTACAGATACACCATTAATATACAATATATTTGATGTACTTGGTGTTGTTGTTCTTGTATATACTGTTTGGTACCAAGTATTTATAACTAATCCACTATAAGATACAACATTACAATTTAGTCCTCCAAAAAATACATAAAGTGTAGTTCCTGCAGTTCCACATGCACCAAATTGTAATCCATATCCACTACCACCTCCGTCACCATTTAAAAATAATCCTCTATCACCAGGTAATGTATTTGCTTTGAACCAGACTTCGGTTGTAACATTATTTACATTTGATGATACCAAACTTAAATTTACAGAATCATCTGCGCCATCATATGCAATACTACCGCCGTTTGCACTATTAAAAGTAGGACCATTGGTTAATGTACCGTTATTATTATTTCCACTTAAATCATACCAAGTAGTTCCTGTTCTCGGATAACTTTTATTATTAGCCGCATCCAAATATAATACTAATCCGTTTGATATAATTTTTGGTCCTCTGGATAATGACATATCTTATAATTATCTACCAAATCTAGATTTAGTTGCGTTATAATTTTGCAATACTTCAGCTGCGGTTAATACTCTATTATAAATTAGAAATTGTGATATGTTGCCATTTACATAACTTATACTATCTCTTATATCTGCACCAATAGTAAAATCATTTGTACTTATACTTGCATTAAGTGCAGCTGTACCAGTACCCGAAGAATATCCATCAATATAAAATGTACCATTTGTAGAATTTTTTGTAAATCCTAAATATTGATAAACATTTGTTGACAATGTTCCGGCAGATTGAATAAAATTAAAACCCATAGAACCATCGTAATCCCAATATACTAATCTTGAATTGGCTTGTTGCAATTGAGCTTCTGTTACTGCGTCTGATGCACTTCTTCCTAAACTAAATAAAATACCGTATGTACTCATAGAATTAAATTTTGCCCATAACAATACGGTATATGTCGATGAATTAAAATTACTAAGCGATGAACGATAAATATAATCATTTGTACCATCTAATGCTATACTGCCCATATTTGATGCATTAAATGTAGGTCCATTGGTTAATGTACCATTATTATCATTTCCGCTTAAATCATTCCATGTAGTACCTGTGCCAGGATAACTTTTTACATTTGCGGCATCTAATGATAACACCAAACCATTTGTTATTATTTTTGGACCGTAAAACATAAATTTAAGATTCCAATTTAGTATATTTATCTTTTACCGCAAGACATGCGTTAAGATAGTTTTGTAATGCATCTGTATCATTTTTTACGATTGCGTCCAAATAATTTGCCATTGGTGGATATGCATTTTTTCTTAACTCGGATATGGTTCTTACAACTACTTCTTCATTTATTGTCAATCCCCATTGTTGACAATATGTAAAATCATATCCATCATAACCATTAAATGGTTCAAACGATTCATAATTTGTTTTGGATAATACCAAGAAACTGGAACAATCAGTTGTTTGCGCAATGATTACAACATCAGTTACTTGTTTTCTTTCTTCTGGTTTACCGAATAACAATTCAAAATTTTGGGATGGTAATTTATAAAGTTTCATATTATTCTATCAACTTTGGTTCGTTTATGTTATTTAATTTCAACACATCAATAATGTCTTTTTGTTCCAACAATATTGTTTCTTTTGGTACTAACCCAACTAACTTTAATGATTCCAGTGTTTGTGGATTGCTCATTGCGTTTAATAATTTAGCAGGTGATGGTCTACCATTTGCAATAATTTCTGCTTGAATTTCCCGACCAATTGTTACTGTAAATTCATTGTTTGCATTTGATTCAAACATTTGATCGTCTGTATAACCAGGAATTCTGGTGGGTTCAACTATTGTATATAATTCAGCTATTAGTTTTTCCAATATCTTTATTTCTTGACGGTTTAATTCAAATGCATGTTTTTGGTCATCCAAATGTGATTCTAATTCTAAAATTTCTGCTTCCAAATTCAATATTACATGCGGTAATGCAGGTAATTCTTTCAAATGTTTTAGTTCTGCTAATTTAGCTTTATATTTTAAATCCGCAACTTGTTCCAAAACAGCTGCTCTTTTTCTACCCACAAGAAAACCTTTTAATGTTTTTAACTTTTCCCACGGGGTACTGCCTATCACTTGATAACGATAATTAAATTCTGAATTCAAATTTGATGCCATATGTTTGTTTAATATATATTGTTTATGTTGTTGAATAACCAGCTGCTGCTAAAATTCTTCTGGCAGTGCCTACACCCGTTGTATCTGTCGCAACTACACCAGTATTACTTACCAAATTTGTCATAGATACATTTACACTAGTATATCCATAACCAAAGATAGCTTTATCACTTCCATATCCAGCAGATGCAAGAGCAGTTCTTGCAGTACCAACCCCCGTTGTATCAGTTGCAACCACACCTGTGTTAGAAACTAAATTTGTCATAGATACAACCGCACCAGTATTACCATAACCAAATATAGCTTTATCACCGCCATATCCAGTAGCAGTGGATTCATATCTAGCTGTACCAACGCCAGTTGTATCAGCCGCAACTATTCCATTATTACCTACCAAATTTGTCATAGATAAATTTGCACCTGATGCATAACCATAACCAAATATTGCTCTATCTGTCGCATATCCTGCCGCAGCTAAAAGTCTTCTTCCTGTACCAACTCCTGTTGTATCCGATGCAACAAGTCCAACATTATTTATCAAATTCGTCATAGATAAACCTACACTGCTAGGATCGGAACCATAACCAAATATAGCTTTATCTGTTCCATATCTAGCTGCAGCCAATTGAGTTCTAGCGGTGCCTGCACCGGTTGTATCAGTTGCAACCACACCAGTATTACTTACCAAATTTGTTATAGATACCGCTACACTAGTAAAACCATATCCAAAGATAGCTTTATCACTACCATATCCAGCAGCAGATAATGAATATCTAGCAGTACCAACACCTGTTGTATCTGTCGCAACTACACCTGTGTTAGAAACTAAATTTGTAATAGATACATTTGTGCTACTATAACCATAACCAAATATAGCTTTGGTTGTACCGGATGGAACAACAGATGAAGTTGCGTTTGAACTATTGTATCTTGAAGTGCTAAGTGTTTTAACTTGCATATTAACTTATTTCTGTACCGAATAGGTTAAATGATTGGCTAGTGGATGATGCGTAAACTTGAACTTTATCATATTGTCCAAGCGTCATACCGATTGTTAATGCTATACTATCGTTTGCAGGTACAATAGTATCATATGCCAAATAACTTTTGGCTTGAAGTGATGAACCTGATGATAACACTGCGATTCTGAATGTACCATTTGTTACGGATAAATTGGCTATATTTAGTGTTGAACATACTGCGGATGTTGCAGCAGGTACTGTATATAAATCGGTACTGGATGTTAAAGCAGGATTTGATTGTCCTAAAATTTTATATGTTGTTGCCATATTCTATATATATTTTTAAATTTTGATTTACCCCAACAAAAATGGATGAAATGATTCTCCAGAAGGAGCATTTATTAAATAACTGGATGTCACAGCATAACTAGCAGATTGTGCAGTAGTCTGTACTTCTTTATAATTTAATACATTTACATACACTCTGTCTACAGAAGCACTTAATGCACCAGAACCACTCAATGGTTGTCCACTTGCAGTCATCTTTCTTATTTTTAATGATGTATCGCTTAGTTTTTCAACACCATAATCTACAGTTGAATCATTCAACCCACCAACCAATCCAATATATTTTGTTTGTAATTGTGTAACATTTAGATTATTTGGAAATTCTGCGGATTGTGTAACAAAACTGCCAGTGTATCTTGCAACACCTTTTGTTAGTCTCAACTCATCTAAATAACCAGGATAATAATATGTTGCGGCATATCTTCCGATTTCTAGTGGTGATGCTCCATTTGGTATTGTAGCGGTTGATGTAAATGTAGAAATTTGTGTTCCGTTTTGAAATGTTCTAAAAGTATTTCCTTGTCTTGTTACTGCATAATGTGTCCAACTATTTATTATTATAACACCCATACTTACAGCGCTCGCAATTGACCAACTACTCCCATTACCAGCAAAAAAATTAATATTACCAGATTCGGTCCATCCAACCATCCATGGCGGTTGTCCGCTACTATTTCTAGATATTCCTGGTTTAAATACAGCATTTGATGTTCTATATTCCCAATATTCAATTGTAAAATCTCCAGCGCCAAAATCAAATTCGGAATTATCTGGAACCGTAACATAATCATCTGCACCGTCAAATAATCCGCTAGTTCCGCCAAATTTACTTTGCGCAGTACTTATAGATGCACCATTATTTGATGTTGCTGTTTTTGGTGACGGACTATTATCTATAAAAGTTGTACTACCATTACTGCCACTAAAATGCATCAATAGACTACAACTACTATAATATTCATCACCTACAATAGAGCCGCTGTTCCATTCTTCAACTACAGTTACACCCCATTTATTGCTTGAAAGATTTAATCCAGAAATGATATTATCTTGTGAAGTTGTAACATTGTATAATATTGTTTGATTTGCAATACTGCCTGTTTGAACTGCACCACCGCTGCCTCCACTACCACCGTTCATTGCGTATGATGCGGTTATTGCATAACTGGATGTACCTTGAAAGGTTGAACCTGTTGAAATTAAACTGGGTGATACTTTTGTTTTTCCTAGTGTAGGCATATTCTATAAATAGTTAATGTCGTTTTATTACCACTTTCATTTTTTAACTGGTACTATATCCAGCAGCAGCTGGATAATATCTAGCAGATCCAACTCCTAATGTGTCATTAGCAACCACGCCTGTGTTACTTACCAAATTAACCATAGACACTTCTACAGAAGTATAACCATAACCAAATATAGCTTTATCATTTCCATATCCAGCCGCAGCCGATCCTTCTCTGGCAGAACCTACGCCTGTTGTATCCGTAGAAACCACACCTGTGTTGCTTACCAAATTTGTCATAGATACATTTGCACCTGTTGTACCATAACCAAATATAGCTTTATCATTTCCATATCCAGCTGCTGCTAAATAATATCTATCGGTACCGACACCTGTTGTGTCGGTAGCGACTACACCTGTGTTACTTACCAAATTCGTCATAGACACACCAACACTACCATTATAACCATAACCAAATATAGCTTTATCATTTCCATATCCAGCTGCTGCTAATACATTTCTAGCAGTACCTACGCCAGTTGTATCTGTCGCAACCACACCTATATTACTTACCAAATTTGTCATAGATACCTGTACGCTAGTTAAACCATAACCAAATATAGCTTTATCATTTCCATATCCAGCTGCTGCTAATCCTCTTCTAGTGGTACCCACACCCGTTGTATCCGTAGAAACCACACCTGTGTTGCTTACCAAATTTGTCATAGATACATTTACACTAGTTAAACCATAACCAAATATAGCTTTATCAGTGCCATATCCAGCTGCTGCTGGTGCTCTCCTAGCAGTACCAACACCTGTAACATTATTGGCAACAATCCCAATGTTTGATACTAAATTTGTCATAGATACATTTACACTAGTAAAACCATAACCAAATATAGCTTTGGTTGTGTTATTTGAAATGGGTATTAAATAACTCGCTGATAATGCAAAACTGCTAGTCACCGAAGTTAAAGCATAACTAGCAGTAACAGCATTACTTATACTGCCAGATATTGAAACATTATCATAATTCAATACATTAACATATACTCTGTCTACACTGGAACTTAAAAATGACCCACTTGGTTGTTGTGTATCCGTTAATTTCTTAATCTTTAATGAACTATCACTTAACTTTTCAATTCCATAATCTACATTAGTATCATTCAACCCACCAACCAATCCAATATACTTTGTAGCATATTGCGTAACACTAAGAGCATTTGGAAATGCAACACTTGATGTTGTGAAACTACCAGTGTATCTTGCTACGCCTTTAGTATATCTAAAATCGTCTATATACCCATTAAATGCATTAGTGCCATCATATTTAGAACCTATGGTAAATGGATTTGATGAATTAGCACTTCCTACTACAGTATCTGTTCCGGCAGAAATACCATTAACAAATAAATAAGCAGTACCACTACTTCTAACACAAGCAATATGATACCAAGAATTTGCGGTGACGCTTGTTTTTGTTATACCTGTAGTAATAATCCCACCAGTAAAAGTAAACGAACTAGCCGCACTAAAATATCCTATCACGGATTGTGCTGCTCCCCCTGTTCTATTATCAAACACCCACCCAGATGCAACACTTACGGGATACATCCAAAATTCAATTGTGAAATCCCCAGTACCTGTTCCAAAAGCAGCATCTGACGCTAATGTTAAATAATCATTTGTACCATCAAATAATGCACTTGCCCCACCAAATTTACTTTGCACAGTACTAATTGCTGCGCCGTTATTTGATGTAACTGTTTTTGGTGATGGGCTATTATCGGTAAATGTGGTGCTACCGTTTGTACCATCAAAATGTAGTAATAAGCTACAGCTATTGTAATATTGATCTCCTACAACAGATGCACTGTTCCATTCTTCAACTACATTTACACCCCATTTATTTCCTGTTAGATTTAAACCCGTCAATGTTGATTCTTGGCTGCTGCTAAAATTATACAGAATTGTTTGACCAGCAATGCTACCTGTTTGTATTGTAGTATTGCCATTTAAGAATCTTACATCAATTTCATCACCGTCACTATATGGTTGATAAAAATTAAGTGTTGATCCTGTAACAGTATAACTTGAACTATGATTTTGTACAACACCATTCACAGATACCAAAAGATGTGCGGGATTGCTTACACTCTGCGTTAATGTATACTGCGTTGTACCACTTCCACTTACAACAATATATTGTCCAATTACAGGCGAACCAGTAATATAACTTATACCGCCACCACCTCCACTTGCATTTAAAGC